GCGAAAGGCGTCATGCCTAAAGGGTAAAACTTCGCCGACTATACTCTAGTCCGAAAAGTACGCCGTGGAAAACATATACCATGCCTTCCGACCAGCATATCGCTGGTCGCTTGGCGGAATGTAGTCCCAACACGGTGCTACACCCTGCCTCTTACGATAAGGTGTCTCCCATTGTCTGAGAGACACCCTACGACTGCGGCAGTGGCCCTTAATGGCCGCGAGGAAGACTGCGCTGGAGTTCCAGAAGCAGTCAGCTGTTGGCACCTTGCTCTCCTCCTCAGGGAAATCACATGACTTCTCATGAGGAACTGGTACGTATCTTTTGTAAAGGTACGAACCATGGAGTTCCAAGCCTTTATGCGCCTTATAGCACTTAAAGACTTTGTGCTGCTCTTTTAGGCAACACTCCGGTGTGCGGATTCCGCTGTCAGGATTTTCCCAAGGCGGAACTGCAACATCCGGAACTGACCTTTTGAGGTATTCAATCGCCAAAGGCAAGGCGATCTCACATCTCGCAGACCAGTCAACAAGGTTGTTGATCAGGGCATACCGATCCTGAATCGTTAGGAGCGATCTACAATAGACGCCCCGTACGTTGAATCCGCCAATCCAGTCGGATCCACAGGATTCCCTAAAACTCCCTGTCCGTGAATCGAAGCTCTTCTCCGTATTAGGGATGAAGCCTAGACACCGGAGTAGCCGGCAGACGGGCCCGTAAGCCTCGTCGACAACTACGATATCGTCACCAAATACACCAAAATTCGGTAGTATACGGCGACCCGACAGGCTGATAACTTCACCTGTCTCGATATCTCTACAGAGCGATACTGCATCGCTACTCTTGCGAATAGGGATACCAAGAGCTCTATAGACAGCAAGGACTGCACACGCGAAAAGAGAAGTCTGCAGAGGGAAACAGAAATCGTTCCCCATAGTTGCCATCATATGCAACTGGACTTCCCCCCTATCCGTTACCGCCCCAGGAGACCTAAGGCCTAAAAGCCAGGTATTACTGGCACGCGGTATACACCACGTACACAAACCTACTGAGAGGTAATCGGAAGCCGATTTTAAGTCAATCGTCGCCAGGCTACCATCGATTGATCCCACGCGAGCCAACTCGGCATTTATACCGGGCTGGTCGGTGAGGTTGATGCGAAAGTAATCCCATAAACGCCGACGAAGTATACCGGCAATGCCCTTCTGAAAGAACATATTTAGAAGGGGTTCGGGCTTCACTAGGCGCGATACTGACCGCTTTTTAGGAACAGCAGTCATTTTGCTTGCCTTCACAATCACAGGAGGTCCCATCGCGAAAAGTCTGGTTATTTCACAGTCGACCCGCAACGGAGAATCCCTTAGCCACTCATCGTAAAGTGAAATGATGAGTGACGATGAGGCTGTAAGACTGGACTCGCCTATTTTGGTGATAAAGTCACAGCTATCAGCCCCCGGCGCGGACCCAGGTCCGAAGTCCAAGT